ACAGCGGTCTTCCTAAAGAGAAACCACAAGAACTTTTAGATTTACAAGAACAAAATAGAAAACAAAGATTATTACAATCACTGCAAAGAATAGGTGGAGGTCTTGAAGACTCGTCTATAGATTTTATTAATAGAGAGAATTTTGACAAGGGTACAAGAGCTAAACCTACTGAAGAACAAATTAAAAAGAAAAATCTAAGAAGTAAAGAAAGATATTATGAAAACTTAACATCAGAATCTCGTCGAGAAAAAACTTTACAAGATAAAACTAATTTAAAAAAAAATTGGGAAAAAACAGTTGCTAAAAACCCGGGTCTTAAAGAGGCGCATATAAATAATCTTTATAGAGAAGTAAACGGTAAATTTTTTGTAAGACCCCTACCTTTAAGACCTTTTAAAGAGGTATTTGCAGATTTTGGAATAAAACCTGGAATAGCTAAAGAATTTTCATCTCTTTTTCGAAAAGAATTAAAAGCTGATGGTTTGTTAGGAATGGCTAAAAGAAGTGACATTAAAGACAGAAGAAACAAAAATATAAAAGAAGGCAAAGCCGATGCTGGTCCAACGGTAAGACCGGTTCAAAAAAAACTAGAAACACAAATTTTAAATTATAATAAAATATACAGTGATCTTCTTGAAAAAGATCCAAAAAAACTTGTTAAAACTATTAGACAAAAAGATAATCTAATGGATCAATTAGAATCTGTATTTAAAGATGGGGGAGTAAAAAAAGAAAAAATATCAGATGATGAAATTAAAAAACTTGTAAAGAATGGTTTATATAGTGAAGACCATAAAACTCAAGTACAGACTGGCAGCAAAAATATAGAGTACAACGTTAATAAATCTTTTGTTACAAAAAAAACTAACTCAAGCGTATTAGCTCCAATGACTATGTGGTTAAATAAAAACTATAAGCTTGTAGATGGTGAAGTTAAAGATCCTAAAATTAAAAATATAAAAAATTGGTTAACAAAAAATAATATAAATACTAAAATAGAAGGTTTAGGTACATATTTTGGAGATGATTCTTTAAAAAAAATAAGTGCAGAAGCTGCTTACCAAAAACAATTAAATTTTTTAGAAACCAGTTCTTCTAAATTAGGAAAAACTTTAAAACTTGCAAAAGCAACTGGTAAAAAACTTTTACAAGCTTTAAACGTTTTAGGACAACCAAGTATAGCCGCTGGCTTCGGAGTTGATGAATTAAGAAAAGGTAATATTAAAACAGCTGGCTCAATGTTGCTAGCACCTGAATTTGTTGGATCATTTGCACCCGCAGGAAAAGGTATTTTATCTACAATCGGAAGAGTTGCTGCAAATCCTTTTGGAAAAGCTGTAAGAGCATTTACACCAGTTGGATTAGCAACCATAGCTGGAGGAGCAGGATATGATGTTTATAAAGAAACAAAAAGACGACAAGAGTTAACAGATGAAGAGAGATTACAAGAAGACATAGAAGCTCAAGCAAAAGATGATGAGATGATGGTTGGAGCAGCCGAAGGTGGTTTTATTGAAAACTAAACTAACAACCACAATACCTCCTAAAAAAGGACCCAACCCTCAGGGGTTGCTTATTGATTATAATACTGTTAAACCTGTAAAACTGGAGAAAATAAATGGCAGACATAGACAAGGACCTACCGAACGTAGAGCAAACGTTAAACGTTCCATCACCTGAAGAAATTGAAATTGCTGAACAAGAAAAACAGCAAGAAGTTGATGAACAAGGTAATCCTGTAGATATTACAGAGAACGAAGATGGATCAGTAGATATTAATTACGATCCTGCAATAGCATCTGTTGACGGTGGACAAAATCATTACGACAATTTAGCAGAACATTTACCTGATGATGTATTAGGACCTTTAGGTTCCACACTTTTTCAAAACTACCAAGACTATAAAAATTCTAGAAAAGAATGGGAAAGATGTTACAGAGAAGGTTTAGATTTATTAGGTTTTAAATACGATCAAAGAACAGAACCTTTTCAAGGTGCATCTGGCGCAACACATCCTGTATTAGCAGAAGCTGTTACACAATTTCAATCATTAGCTTATAAAGAATTATTACCAGCATCAGGCCCAGTTAGAACACAAGTTTTAGGAGCACCAACTCCAGAGAAAGAGCAACAATCTCAAAGAGTAAAAGATTTTATGAATTACCAAATAATGGAAAAAATGAAAGACTATGAACCTGATTTTGATTCATTATTATTTCATTTACCATTAGCAGGATCTGCTTTTAAAAAAGTATATTACGATGAAGCAACCTCAATGGCTTGCTCTAAGTTTGTTCCTGCAGATGATTTGATTGTTCCGTATACAGCTACCTCATTAGACGATGCGGAATCAATCATGCATCGAGTACAGATTTCTGAAAATGAATTAAGAAAACAACAAGTTGCAGGTTTCTATAGAGACATAGAATTAAAACCAGGACTTGTAAATGAAACTGATGTTGAAAGAAAAGAACGAGAACTTGAAGGACAAACTAAAGGCAGAGAAGAAGATGTATTTAATTTATTAGAATGTCATGTTAATTTAGATCTTGAAGGTTTCGAAGATGTTGGAGAAGACGGAGAACCAACAGGTATTAAACTTCCGTATGTTGTAACTGTAGAAGAAAATTCTAGAGAAGTATTATCAATCAAAAGAAACTACGAAGTAGGTGATCCATTAAAGAAAAAAATAGATTACTTTGTGCATTTCAAATTTTTACCAGGTTTAGGTTTTTACGGTTTTGGTCTTATCCATATGATAGGCGGACTTTCAAGAACAGCGACTTCAGCTTTAAGACAGCTTTTAGATGCAGGAACATTATCTAATTTACCAGCTGGATTTAAACAAAGAGGAATTAGAATTAGAGATGATGCACAATCTATACAACCTGGAGAGTTTAGAGACGTAGACGCACCAGGCGGAAATATTAGAGATGCATTTATGATGCTTCCTTTTAAAGAACCATCACAAACACTCTTAGCACTTATGGGCGTCGTAGTACAAGCAGGTCAAAGATTTGCTTCAATAGCAGATCTGCAAGTAGGTGAGGGTAATCAAGGAGCCGCAGTGGGTACGACAGTTGCGTTGCTTGAAAGAGGTAGCAGAACAATGTCTGCGATTCACAAAAGAATTTATGCAGCCCTAAAACAAGAATTTAAATTAATGTCTAGAGTTTTTAAGTTATATCTACCCCAAGAATATCCTTACGATGTTGTTGGTGGTCAAAGAACGATTAAACAAACTGACTTTGACGACAGAGTAGATATATTACCAGTTGCAGATCCCAATATTTTCTCACAGACACAGCGTATTTCCCTCGCACAGTCGGAACTGCAGCTGGCTCAATCTAATCCTCAAATACATAATTTGTATGAAGCATATAGAAGTATGTATGAAGCATTAGGTGTTAAAGATATTGATAAACTTTTAAAAAAACCACAAGTTCCCACACCGAAGGACCCAGCTTTAGAGCACATTGATGCTCTTGCTGGGAAACCCTTCCAAGCTTTCCCTGGTCAAGATCATAGAGCACATATGACTTCGCATTTAAATTTTATGGCAAGTAATTTAGCTAGAAACAATCCAATGATTATGGCTTCATTAGAAAAAAATTGTTTTGAACACATTTCATTAATGGCACAAGAACAAGTTGAAGTAGAATTTAGACAAGAGATGCAACAACTTATGGCAATGCAACAGAATCCACAAGCAATGCAAAATCCACAGATTCAAATGCAAATGAAAATGATATCTGAAAAGATTGAAGGAAGAAAAGCACAACTGATTGCTGATATGATGGAAGAATTTACTAAAGAAGAGAAAAAAGTTACATCTCAATTTGACAATGACCCTATTGCTAAACTAAGAGCAAGAGAATTAGACCTTCAAGCACAAGAAAATCAACGTAAAAAAGACGAAGGCGAAGAAAGAATCAATCTTGATAAGATGAGAGCAATGATGAATCAACAAAATCAAGACGAAAAGCTTGAACAAAACGAAGAATTGGCAAATTTAAGAGCTGATACGTCAATTGAGAAGACAATCTTGTCAAAAACAATTCCTAGTCCAGTAAAAAGGTGACAATTTTTTAAAAAAAGAGTAAAGTAAATAACAAAGGAGCTAATATGGCAGAAAAAAACAAAAAAGACCTTAACCAAGAAATGTTTACGAACAAAGATGGTTATGTTAAAGGTGGAATTGAAATAGAAACTACAAATCCAACTGAAACACAAGAACAAGAAGTTCAAGGTCAAGGAAAAATTTTAAAAGAGAAAAATAGAAAAGCTAAGTGGTACTAGTATGTGGTTCTCGGCAATTAAATTAGCCGTTTCTGCTGGTAGTAAAATTTACGCTAACCGTCAGAAGACGAAGATGGCAATGTCTGATGCACAGCTTATGCATGCATCTCGTATGGCTTCTGGAGAAGAAGCTTACCAAGGCAAACTATTAGAATCAAGAGATTCGGACTGGAAGGACGAGGCGGTATTGGTAATCCTCAGTTTACCTATAGCAATTTTAGCTTGGGCAGTGGTATCGGACGATCCAACTGCAATGGATAAGGTAAAACTGTTTTTCGAGATGTTTTCGGAACTTCCAAAATGGTTTACAAATTTATGGATACTTGTAGTAGCAAGTATTTATGGTATAAAGGGAACACAAATATTTAAAGGAGTAAAAAAATAATGGCAAATTCAAGATATAATACACAAACTACAAATAGACGTGGCGCCATGGGTGGTGGCATGATGAAAAGAA